TTTAATATGTCATATTTCAATTATTTTTCAACAATATTATATGATCCAGTAGGGACTGAGAACGCAAAACTTGTTACAAATATTATGAGTAGAGTTCGTGTGCGAACTAGCATGAAAAAAGAAATTGTCATGTTAGACCCCTATGATATTAAGGAAAATGAAACCCCTGAAATTATAGCAGACAGACATCATGGTAGCCCTTATTATCATTGGGTTGTTATGTTACTTAATGACATATCCGATATTAATCATGATTGGGTTAAATCAACTCGACAAATTCAAAAATACCTTACAGACAAATATACTGAAGCTCAACTTACCGAAACCCACCATTATGAAGTATATCAAACTTCAGGTGATACTACTGTAAAAATTGAAGTTGAAAATGCCAACTATCCTTTAGCCACAGCAGTTACAAACTATGAATATGAAGTTGCACTAAACGAAGAAAAACGATCTATTGATTTATTAAGAAATGAATATCTTTCGTTTTTTGTAGATGAATTTGAAGGGTTGATGTAATCAACCCCCAAAATATGAGGGTTGATTTTTGAAGATTAAGCAGTTGCCAACTTCTCAAAGTATTCCATAGTATCAGTTGCACCAGTTATTGGTTTACCACCATCAAATGGAATATCATCAGCCTCAATATCAGCTGCAACTTGTTCGGCAGTCCTGTTATCAACTTCCTGACCTAATACTCGTTCCATCTTCTCTTTCAACTCTGTATAAGGCTTGAAGTTCGACTCTTCGTGAAAAGGTTTCAATGGATACTCTGCATCATACACTTTTTCCAATGCACCATCGGAATCCAAAAGTGGAGTTACAGCATCGAACTCTGACTTATCATAGTTCCAGAATCCATCTACCTTACGAATCTTCAACTTGAAGTTCGCACCCTTCCACAAATCGAAAGGATTGATTGCTTCCTCATCATCAAACTGAGGCTGCATGGCTTCCATAACCTTGTCAAAGATCTTCTTACCAAACTTATAAAGGCAGACTTTACCTTCATATTCTGGATGTTTGGTGTCTGTCACCACATAGATGTTGGTGTAATATGACAACTTACGTTTCTGCCTTCGTGCAGTTTCCTTGTCTGCTTCGGAACCAGTATTCCAAAGTCTGCGATTCACTTCACCTACTGGATCATTCTTGTTGATAGTGGTTAAGGAATTCTCAATGTACCAGCCACCTGGCCCTTGAAAAGAATGAGAAAACATTCTCTGCCAAGGAATATCCTCACCCTTCGGTGCAGGAAGAAATCTGATTATGGCATAGCCGTTTCCAGATTTATCCAGTTCTGGTTTCCAGAACCGTTCATCATCAAAGGATTTGGTTTCGGGGGTTGTTTGTTTGTTGTACTCATCGATTAAAGATGAGATGTTGGATTGCTTTTTCAAAGCTTCAATAGACATAGTATTCTCCTATATTATTTGTTTATATTATTGTATTAACGTATTACAATTATTTAGTCACGAAATCCTTCACCATTTATTAAATGATGCATTCTATGACAAAAAATGATCCACCACATATGAATCAAAGAATCCGTAGCATAACTACCTACACCACGAATTAACAACTTATAAGTGCATTTAGTGCAATATATAAGTTCAGGTTTTAAATTTCCTTTCCAAGAAAGTTCAGCTACCTGAGGCTGATTTAAATTTGTTTTTTCTCGCATAATTACTTTGCTGTTTGCGCTGTAAGAGTGCATTATCATATTCAAGTCTGCGAATATACTTCTGCTGATCTCTCATTTTATATTTCAGAAAATCGTTTTCACGAATCAAATCTTCTGGATTACGTTTTCGACCCTGTTTTTTAGTATTGCTTTGCATTTGTCCTCATCGAACTTAATGAAAGGTTGACAATTATAAAGTGTATCCCGAAGTTTAGGCCAAACCCATTCTTCATCCACTTCATGGTTAGTATGTACTATCCAATTAAGATAGTGGTCTAAAATAATAGCTGTTACTATAGATATTTTCTTCTGTAGTAACAACTTAACAATTGGTGGATGTGTTTTAGAATCACATAAAAACAGACCACCAAAAGGTTTGTGAAAATCAAGACATTTCTTTAAGTCTTGATCAAAAACTCTTGTAACAGATTGTTGTACTTTTATCCATTCATTATAATTTTCTTTGGCTGCATCTCCTGTCAACCACTTTGGATTTATTTTATCCTCTACTGCAAAATTTCCTACTAAGAATTCTTGAAGTTCTGGTCTATTGTATCGTTTTGATAATTTGTGAAAAAAGTATCGGTCATTTCGTTTCAAAAAGGAACTATGTGAACAGTTTACTTTACCATTATATTTTTCAAAATCGTAATTTGGGGATGAAAAATGTAACCGTATTCCCAAATACATTTTATATGCATCAAAGGCTTCCACATCATACTGGTAGAGAATTTGTTTTTGGTAAAAAATGGAGTGCTTCTGCTTCCACTTGAATTTTTTGTTTCAATGATTTATTAACCAATCGCCCTAACGAATTTGGTTCTATTTGTTTCTCTTTACAATATTCTAAACAAGCATCAATATATGTAATCTTTTTAATTTCTACCATTCCTTCAATAAGGATACCAAATTTTGTTGGGGTTATAATGTCAAATTCCATCTTTATTAGCTAGCTTACTATAAAATTTCTTAAATGTCAAGTTTTTTATTCTCTTGATAACAATTAAAATCTTCTATTGTGGTTATTAGTAGTGGGGTGTAATCTTCAACTGATTTTGTAAATATTTGTGGTATACCACTATCTGGTACAATAAATATTACCAGTTGACTACAGGGGATTCCAGTACGTTCTGTGAACATCTTTGCATAGGCCGTACCTTGAATGAAATAGTTTTCGCACCATTCTTCTTTCTTATCAGAATTGGAAGTTTTGTAATCTATAACAGATACTACTCCATCATATTCAGCAATCATATCTACGGCACCAGCTACCTTGTATTCATCTGAGTACAGATAGTCCTCAATACAGTAGATATTGTTTATTTTTGTTTCTAATACTTGTACTGCTTCTAAAAACAGATACCATACGGCAGGGTTTTTAGAAAGGGCAGTAGCACAAAAGGTGTCGAGATCGTCTATCTCGTTTGAAAAGTATTGCTCTAATAAACTATGAAAGTGCGTGCCTCTTGTGACTGCCCTTTTCGTAATTTTATTGGCTTCTTCATTACCTACACGTTTTCTCCATGCATATATCCCCTCTTTATTCCGTATTGACAATACGGTTGTAATAGAAGGATATGAGCCATTAGGTGTATCGTAATGTCTTTTACCACCAATATTTGTTCTCACAAGTTTAGGTAACTCAGTTATGAGTTTCCTATCATAATTTTTTAATTTCATTATTTACTCACAAAACCATTTCTATATACTACTCCACTTTTAGTTTTAAGTGCAGTAAGTATTTTCTTACGGTTGCCCATCAAATTGTAACTACAATGTACCCAACCACTATTCGGGTCAACTCCATCGTAAAACTCTAAGATGATTTGGTCAAAATCTAAATTCTTAGTAATCCATAACGCAAGGTCAGGATTTGGTGTCGAAAAAGATTCAAAATCTGCGGCTTGTCCATTACAATGTTGACTTATTTTAGACCCGCCTACTTTTGCATTAAGTGCAGGACTTCTATAGCCAGAGTTAATCGTAATGACTCCAAATTGATCTCTAACAGGTTGCAAAATATGTATTGCAAGATGTGTTAAATTTACAAGATGTATTGAACTAGGTGAGTTATCTACACCTAGTCTTACTGCCGTAGCACTCTTTACCATCTCTGATAAAGAAAAGTTCTTTGATATTCTTATTGGTTCAGATGCCATGTATTTCACCATTATCTTGTACAACATCCACTTTACTTGTATTTGGATCAAACGTAACCTTGAAATGCATTTCAATAGGTTTTAATTGACCATCCTTTAAGGATATGGGCAACTTTCCTTCCACCGCTCCTTGAAGTGCATCTTTAACATTTTCAAATATGTGATCGGGGTCTGATAGAATTAGTCCATCTAATTCTTCTTTTGCATCATCTGGAAAAATGTCATCTATCATTTTTTCCACGTGCTCTTTTGCTAAACTCTGAGCCTTGTCCATGACAAGACTAGAAATTACATTAAATAGTAGTATAGGTAACATTATTTTCTATCTCCTAATCCAGTATTATATTTTTGGATGATATAGGAACGAACTAAACCGCTTCTGACTATATCACCTATATCAAACTCACATGAATAGAATTCTTTCATTTCGTTGATAATTTTTAAGAACTGACTTAATCCAGCCTTTTCTTTATCTTCTCTGAGGTCAGTTTGATCAAAATCTCCTGAGAACATGATTTTGGAATTCTGACCAACTCTGGTCATGATTGTATCCAACTCATGGAAGTTTAGATTTTGACATTCATCGACTAAGATAATAGCATTGTCTAATGTAATTCCTCGTAAAAA